CAGAACTCAAGAAAGCAATAAAACAAATCGGTCGTCATAACTTTACACGATACAATCTTGCCTATTTCGAGCATCGTCAACACCTCGTAATGGCTGAAGGATTACTCGTTAACTCATGGTTCGTCAAACAAAAGACAAACTATAATGTTTCTATAGGGAGCCGCAAAAGACATTTCAAGGAATTAATATGAAAACACCAGACGCACGAATACTCGCGATTAATGGAAGTATATTCTTGGAAAATCCGAGTCTATCGAAACGCACGAAGAAGCCGATGTTACACAATACACACAAACGCAATTAACTCACTCTCTCTCAACTCAAAATGCGAAGCCTTCCCAGGAAGAAGAAAGAGAGAGTCTTTTCAAAATCAAGAAGAAGCCTGCGGGGAACATCGGGAAAGAGTATTATGATTTATCTTGCGATTCCATATACGGGGATTGAAGAAACGTCCTACAAAATAGCAAACGCAGTTTTAGCTGAACTGACTAGAAGCGGCGAAATTGTATTTTCTCCGATTTCACATTCTCACATAATGGCAAAAGAATTCGACTTGCCTGCTGAGTGGGAATTCTGGAAGCGTATAGATTGCGCATTTATAGAGCGATGTGATCATCTGCTGGTCGTCTGTATAGACGGCTGGGACGAATCAATCGGCGTAAAAGCGGAAATCGACGCTGCAAATTATTATGAAATCCCGATATCATATTATCGACCGACGTTTATTGATTCCCAAATCAGATTCGACGATGATTCGGAATTGCTGCCTGTTATCAATATCTATTGATTGTTTTTCCTAGCATAAATTAATGTCGTGATATTCTCAGTGAATGCGATTATTTTATGCAATAGCCATCTTCGGTCTTTCCGGGTGCGCCGGATTCATTGATACAGCGTCAATTCTCCGTTCAGACGCATCTTCAACGCAATTAAGAGAAGTCGTTATTAACGGCATTCTACTGGCGCATCCGGAATTTGACCGCGAACAAGCCGAAGCCGAAGCCGTCGCTTTTATTGCGGAGAATCGGCAATACATCACCGACGCTTATATTCGGATGATTGATTCAGACGAATACACGCGGGCAGTCGCTGCGCTGAATATTTCGCGGCTGATTTCTGCAATGATACGAGTTCAAAACGGAGAACGCATCGAGTGAGTAAAAAGATTAAAGCATTGAAAGACTTGCAGCACGACCCGAACAACGCGAACAAAGGCAACGACCGGGGACGCAAGGCGGTCGATGATTCGCTGACTAAGTACGGAGCCGGGCGAAGTATCGTCGTTGACCAGAACGGCGTCGTCATCGGCGGCAATAAGACGCTGGACGCTGCCAAAGCTGCCGGCATCGATATCGAGGTTATTAAAACGAAGGGCGAGAAGCTGGTAGTTGTGCAGCGCGACGACTTGGATTTGCTCCAGGATGAGAAAGCGCGGAAGCTGGCATACGCAGACAATCGCGCCGGCGAACTCGGGCTGGATTGGGACTTAGACCAGATTAAAGCCGACCTGGACGCGGGGATGATTCTCGACGACCTGTTCTCATTGGATGAGCTCGGCGATATGGGCGTTGACCTGCCGAGCGTAGAATCGGAAGAAGCACCAGAAGCACAGATAGACGCAGCCGAAGAGTTGCAGGCGAAGTGGAAAGTGCAGCGCGGCGATGTGTGGCAGATTGGCGAGCATCGTTTGATGTGCGGGGATTGCTCTATTGATGATATTGGCATAAGTGAGGCCGACATGGTCTTTACAGACCCACCTTATAATATAAATTATCAAGGGGTTTCAGACAAAAGAGATAAGATTAAGAACGACCACATGGGGCGAAATGAGTTCCTGGATTTCCTTGAGTCAACACTAAAGGGTTCTCCAGACACCATGTATGTTTGCTGTAGTTGGCAGTTCTGTGACGTATTTATGGATGCACTAAAGAACCTGAACCGCAAGACAAAGGCTTTTATCGTCTGGAACAAGGTAAACCCGGCTCAACACCTTGATAAATACTACAAACAGCATGAGATTATTCTATACCACGGACCTTTTGGTGGAGAAAAGACACTTCGTGGTGATGTCTGGGAAGTTAATAGACAGAGAAATACAGAGCACCCAACTATGAAGCCAGTGGAATTGGTTTCGATTGCTATAGAGGATAACCCGCAAGCATCTACAATTTACGACCCGTTCCTCGGCTCCGGCACCACAATGGTCGCAGCCGAACGACTTGGGCGAAAGTGTTACGGGATGGAGATTGAACCGAAGTATTGCGCCGTCATCCTGGAACGGATGCAGCAGATGGGACTTGAGCCGGAACTGGTAGAGAATAATGGCAGCCAAGAAACCGGAGAATAAACCGAAGGCGAAGCGCGGCAGACCGCCGACGCCTATCGATTACGAGACTATCGAGAAGCTGGCTATGATGCAGGCGACGCTGGATGAAATTGCGTCGTTTATCGGATTCAGCCGCGAGGGATTGCGCAAACGCCGGGAATGGGACGAGGAATTAGTTGCCGCACTAGAAAAGGGGAAGGACAAGGGCAAGATATCTCTGCGCCGGCTACAGTGGGAACAGGCGCAGCAGGGCGACCGGACTATGCTGATTTGGTTGGGCAAACAGATACTGGGACAGCGCGATAAGCATGAGCAGACCGTCGACAGCAGCTTGACGGTGAAGATTATAAAGCCGAACCGGAACCAATGATGAACCAGAAAGAATATATAATGTTCGCGTTGATTATTGTTCCGTTCTCCGTATACATGACCAGGACATACTATCCGAGAATCGAACAGAAGTTATGCTCTCACGAAAATCAGCAGATACAAATTCAAGATTCGCAGCGATACATCTGGAGCATCGAGAGCATCGAGCGCGGCGATTATTGGGAAACAGATACGGAGCCGTGGGTCGCTGATGGCTTCTTTTGCTTCATCTACGGCGAACACGAAGCGGAAGTCTGTTTGCCTTCGTCAGACACGCGGTATTATAAGCAGGCAGAGCGATGATTGTTCTAATGGCATCATATATCGCCCCTGAGAAGTTAGTCTCTAAAATGGACGCTGACGCTAAAATAAAATGAACAATGGCTGAATTAACTATAGACCTTAATACGATGAACGCAGCGTATGACGCACCGATGTTCTCGACGTCTCGGCATCTTGTCTGTATGGGCGGTGCAGGCAGTGGCAAATCGTACTTCGCAGCGGACAAGTGTATTTTGCAGGCATTGACGAATCCTGAGTCGAGAATCGGCGTATTCCGCAAAGTCGCGCGTACAATCAAGCGCTCGGTATGGGCGTTGATTCTGGAGCGGTTGCAGTTTTTCGGATTGGCTGGCGCGTTTGATACGAATCGAACGGACTTTACCATTCGTTTGTCGAACGGCTCGGAAATATGGTGCGTCGGGCTGGATGACCAGGAAAAGCTGAAATCGATTCAGGGATTATCCTTCGCGTGGGTAGAAGAAGCGACCGAGTGTTATCCGGAAGATATAACGCAAATCAATTTGAGGATGCGCGGCAAGACTCCAGGCTATAAGCAAATCATCTACACGTTCAATCCGATATCGCGCCGGCATCATCTGAAAAAAACATTCTTCGACGAGCGCCCGGACGATTGCGAAATCATCGTCACAACTTATCGTGACAACAAATATATCGACGACGAATACAAAAGCGAAATCGAAAAGCTGCGTCGGCAATCAGAGAATCTTTATCGAGTATACGGAATGGGCGAATGGGGGACGCTCGAAGGCCTGGTTTACAAGCGCGGGTTTGCGTTTCCGGAGCAATGGCCCGATTATTATGATGATATGTTCTACGGCTTGGACTTCGGATACAATCATCCAATCGCGTTGGTTGAAGTCGGCATCGTCGATGGCGAGCCATTTGTCACTGAACGAATATATGCGTCCGGGATGACCACCAGCGACTTGATTTCAGAGATGGACGGGATGGATATATCGAAAGAGCATATTATATATGCGGACGCTGCCGAGCCAGACCGAATTGAAGAAATAAAACGAGCCGGCTACATGGTGGAGCCGGCATATAAAGGCGCCGGTTCCGTTAGAAGTGGAATCGACTTCTTGCAATCACTGAACATTAATAGCAGACCGGAAAACGTCAACTTGAACGCTGAAATGGAATCGTATTCGTGGAGAATGAGCGCAACAGGTGAACCGATGGACGAACCGGTGAAGCTGAACGATGACGCCATGGACGCAATGCGATATGCAATCTACACTCACATCGGCAAACCGAGAGCCGAACTGTTTACATACGACCGAGCTGGTCTGGGAATTTAAAAGATGAACGAACTTGAAGCACTAACTATCGAATCAATCTGGCAGAATGCGTCATCAATGCGTTTGCAAATGGCAAAACGGAAAGAGTATTACTTAGGCAATCAGGATATTGTTGGTCGAAATCAAATATATGTCGACGGCTCATCAAAAGCCGAAATCGTTTCGAATTTTATTCGATTTGGAGTCGACCTATACACGGGAAGCATCGCCGGCAGACCGTATAATATTTCGCTACTGGAAAACGACGAAGATTCCGATACTGAATACTCAGGCGCGGAAGCGTATCGAGAAATCGGCACAAACAACAACTTCGATGCAATCGATGTCGCGAATCTCAGGAACGCGCTCATTTGCGGTTACAGTGTCGAGCTGCACGAATTCATCGACGGGCAAATTGTAATTACAGAGAGAGACCCGATCGCATGGCTGCCGATTTATAATTCAAACGCCGAAATGATTGGCATCATCAACCGTTCGACTGTATACGGCGGTGAATTCTTCGGAAACGAACTGCTGAACGACAAACTCGAAATCATGGTTCTCTATACCGCAGACCGAATGAAAAC